GCCTTACGGCGACCCATTCGACCCTTCATCAGAAGGGCCAGGTGCATGAAAGCACCTCACGGGTTGATAACCCCTAAGGAGCATCATGGCAAACTCTAATTTTGACACAACCACTCGTTGGGTCGCACAGGTATATGTTGTGGATACTGGTGTAACTAATAGTTACTCTAGTTCCTATACTACATACCCCACGACGGTCCATAAGAATGGCGTAACGAATCCTGGTTACAAGAAGGCGATCCGTCGCCTTCAGGAAGCAGGTACCAATTACTCGGTAGAGGTATATCAGGAAGGTACGATCCAAGGATCGGCCAAGCTGAATTACAAGTATCCGGGTTCTAATGGTTATCGTTATCGTCAAGAAATTAGAGGGGATTTGGCTCGGGGCGGTAATGTACCACCGTCGCCACCTATCCTGCCTGATCTGTCTGCCTTAGATATACAGGCGCGTTTGGGATTCATTAGCAAAGCTCAGCGAGCACGTGGCGGTTTTGAGACCGGCGTGTTTCTGGGTGAATTGCGAGAAACCATTCGCACCATAGTCAGGCCTGCGAGTTCAGTGCGGGGTGCACTCGACGATTATTACCGAGACGTAAAGAAACGTACTCGGGGTAAGCGTGGAGTTCGTGCCCTAAACCGAGCTGTAGCGGGGTCCTGGCTAGAGACTTCATTTGCGATAAAGCCGCTCCTTGCGGAAGTAGATAACGCGATGGAGACCATTGCTGGTCAAAATCTCGTCTACGACCAACCAATTTCCTTCACAGCGAAAGACGCGTACAATGGCAGTAGAACTGTCAGAGTATGTGGCTATAGCGGTGTTGGGGGTGGTGTGTTCGCCTACGCGCATCGGGATGTGGCAAAAATGCTTGTGAAGTACAAGGGCCTTGTAGCCTGGGAATCGGAAAACTTGGCACCGACTTGGAGAAGTACATGGGGCTTAACCCTACGCGACTTCGTCCCTACGGTGTACGAGCTGATTCCTTACTCTTGGCTGGTTGATTATTTCTCCAATCTTGGGGCGATAATTAACGGTATGTGCGCTGGGGCTATTCAACTACGATGGGGTACGCGAGTTCTGGTATTTGACGGTCAGGTGGAATTTGAAACACCTGTCGCCATGTACCCGGACAATACGTATCCTGAGTGGGAGGGTAGCGTCGACGCACATATTCCTGTCATCCGACGTTTCTCATACAACCGGTCTGTTATAGATAAGGTATCTGTAAATCTTCTTGATTTACGTACTAACCTCCCTGGCAGATGGACCCAATGGGCTAATATTGGCGCATTGGCAAGTATGAGAACGTTGTAAAATTAATCTAGTCCTTAATTAGGTGTTACACCTCTATGACGATTTCTTTAACTTCTCCGGTCACTGGCTCAGCCCAAACCGGTCTAACTAGCCCGACCTATACGGTCGTTGCTGATCAGGGTCCAAACCCATTTAGCAAGCAGTGGGCTGTTACCGCCTTAGGCGGAACACAGACTTCTGTGGATGTTCATGGTGCGAGTAAGCCGTTTACGATCACATTTGCCAAACCGGCGCAACTGAGGACTGCTCCTCAGCCGAACCCGGTCACTGGTGTTATGGGATCGGCACCACGGAATACCTATTCGGTATACGTCCGTAAGGGCGTAACTCCTGGCGTAAGCCAGACTCCACAAGTTATGGTGCTTCGCTGCGACCTTTCAGTCGTCGCTGGCGCCGATCTTGTGGATCCGGAAGATATTCGTGCAGGCCTTAGTCTGCTTATCGGGTCCCTCACCCAGCAGTCTGCTGGTCTTGGGGACACATTGATCACTAACCTTCTCTAATATAGGAGCCTTAAAATGGCCAACCGTTACGTCCAAGACGATATTGTTGAGCTATTCGAGGTACTCCTAGAGGAGGCCGGATGGTCACTACCCGAAAAGCGCCCCGTCACCGTAACAGATCATTGCTCGCGTGTAGTTTCATACTACTCGTGGCTTTGGTCTCAGGTGACGACGCTGCCCGAGAAGCTGCAAGCTTCTTTGGCAAGGCATTTGGGTGCCAAAAAGATGTGGTATCTGAGGCGGAAGCGATGTCAGAGAAATCTCTGCTTGAAGATACAAGAGCCGCTAGCAGTAAATGCTTGGCGGTTCAAAGTGTCCGAGAGCACGAAGGTAGAATATACCCTCGTGACATTTGCGTACGCTGATGGTACCCTCCATCATATCTGGAATCCAAAATTGTAGGTCTGTATGCTTACTGGAGAAGCTCCATGGAACTAAGTTCCGTTGCTCTTTCTGGGTACTTGTCTCAGGACCTTCAGGATTCTGGCCCTTACGGGCCGTGGCCTGATTGTAGTCCTCACCAAGTGGCCAAGTATGCTTTGGAGAAGTCGTTGCTGAAGAAATTCAGAGACGATATTGACAAAGCCTCTGCTGATGCCGCTTGCTTGAAAAAGTTTCTCTCCGCCAATGAGCGGTCGGGAAGGTGGGAGCTACGTTGCAATACTAGCCTAGATGAAGTTCTGGTCGGCGGTTTCCGTAAGGAAATCGACGACTTCCTCCATCCTGGTGGCGAGACCCTCGTCTCGTCTTACTTCGACCTTATGAGGTCTGGTAGGGCGGGACCTGGGGCAAGCCTTGGTGCAAACGGGGAGGACTTCTATACGAAGTTCTTCGCGTCCAAAGTCACTGCAACGTCCTGGGAGTTATACCAGGTGTATAACGAGTATTGTATGTGGTTCCCCGCTTGGCGTGATGCTGAGATATCTCGAGCTATCACACACGGGGTCTGCGCAATACAACCAAGTAGTTCGCTCTCTTTTGTCCGAAAAACACGCAGTATCTCTCGTTCCATATGTACTGAACCTAGCTTGAATATGTTTCTTCAACTAGGTTTGGCAGACATCTTGGAAGATCGGCTACAGAAGTCCTTCGGGATTTCCTTTGCTGATCAACAAGAATGGAACAAGCGATTGGCTTGCACGGGATCACTGGATGGTTCAGTGGCAACACTGGATCTTGAGAGTGCTTCCGATTCCGTCTCGATGGGACTACTTCGCTGGGCATTTCCTCAATGGTTTGTAGAAATCATTGAGAAGCTTCGCGTCGATAGCTGTCGAGTCGGGAAGTCGGTCGTCGAGTTAAAGATGGTCTCAACAATGGGAAACGGTTTTACGTTCCCGTTGCAGACTTTAATCTTCTCGAGTATTGTTCGATCTGTTGCTGCGAGCTATGGGTTTAAACTCTCTTCGCGAGGGAATAAGCCCAACTGGGGGGTCTTCGGGGATGACATAATCTGCCCGACCTTTATGGTTAGGAGAGTGATGCGCCTCTTAGATCTCCTTGGGTTTGTGGTTAACAGTGAGAAGTCCTTCATAGAAGGGCCGTTCCGTGAATCCTGTGGTGGCGATTTCTTTAAAGGAATCGACGTGCGCGGAGTGTACTTAAAGACGCTCCAGACAACACAGGCACGGTATGTAGCTATTAACAAGTTGAACGAGTGGTCGGCACGGCATGAGATACCTCTGCCTAAGACCGTCGGCTATCTGATGTCGAGTGTGAAGGGATTGGCTGTCCCTCCGCACGCGGCTGATGACGCCGGGGTTCGTGTTCCACATGAGATGATTATGGGGAAGCATTTTTACCATAGTAAGAAGCAACGGTATTTATATCGTAGCTATGAACCGGTAAAATGTGTTCTCTCTGTTATCAACTCGGAACACGTACACACCCCCTTCCTCCGCGGCAAGCGGTTAAGAAGGAGAACGCAGAATCCGCAAGGATTGTACGTTTCGTTTCTTGGTGGCTACGTAAGTAGTACACAGAATAAAGCTTCAACTGTAACTCACGAGATTGGAATTCGTGGGAAACAGGAGGAGTCTCCTGTGTATCGGATAAGGAAGAAGATTTCTCCCCATTGGGGGCCTTCTTCCGAACAGCTGCTCACGCAGGGCGGTTGGTCTTTTTGGAAGCGGTGGGAATCCGCTGTCGCGGAGAATCTTAAGGTTCTCTTCGATCCCGGGGCGTAAGTAAAGCCTCCCC